GAATGGATGCGCGACTGGTGGAAGCGGTACACGGGCAACGCAATCAAAGTGAATGAGAACTGCGCGAACTGCGTGGCGGATTTCCTTGACGGCGTGGCAAAGGTCTATGACTATGAGAAACGCACCCGCGCAGAGGAACAGGCCGCGAGTGGTAGTTCGGAAAAGCCGAACACCCAGCCTGAACAGGAAGAAAAGCCCAAGAACGGGAAAAGCACCGCAAGGCAGAAAGCCGCACGGACAAAGGTAGGGAACACAAAATAATGGAGTATGAAAACCTTTGCCGACCTCGTTTTTACTGATATGCAGCCGCCTACTTGGGAAACAATGAAGGCCGTTTATATGTTTGATAATGGTTATGGCATATCCGTTCTTTATGGTCCTGGGGTGAGCGATTATACGGATGAGTTGCACCCCTACACGGCCGCTTTGCTGGATAGCAATGGGTCGTATGTGCGGAATACCGATAGGTATAAAATGACCGAGAAAGATGTTAGCAATTTTATGAAGGAAATACAAGAACTGAAAGAAATTTAGTATGGAATTTAAGAAAATCGCAGTCAGCAAACTGACAATGAACACGGGGCAGATAGAGGGCGTTCCCGCTAACCCCCGCCAATGGACACAGGCAGACCTTGACCGCCTCGCCGCAAGTATTGAAGAAACCCCCGAACTCCTTGACGCACGGGGCGCAATCGTTGTGCCACATAAGGGGAAATTCGTGGTGCTGGGCGGCAATATGCGACTGACCGCAGCAAAGAAACTCGGCCTCGCGGAGATGCCCTGCGCCGTCCTGCCGGAAGATACGCCTATTGAAACACTAAAAGCCGTTGTCATCAAAGATAATTCCTCGATGGGCGCGTGGGACTTTGATGCCCTCGCCAACGAATGGGATGACCTGCCGCTGACGGACTGGGGCGTGCCCGCGTGGAAAACGGAAGAAGATGAGGAAGAGGCCGGGGCGGAGGCCACGGGCGTTACGGAAAGGGCCGAGGACTTTACCTATGAGCAAAAGTTCGGGGTAATAGTAACCTGTAAGGATGAGCTTGAGCAGAAGGCCATATATGACAGGCTGACTGCGGAAGGCTTTGAGTGCAAGGTTGTAAGTGTTTAGGGTATGAAGATAGAGATACGGCATAGTTGCGAGGACTTTAACTCCTACCGCGCCGCCCGCGTGAAGTCCCTTTTTAACGCAACAACTGGCTACAACTGGAGCAAGGATGTGGAACTCCCGATTGAGGGCAAGGAGTGGCAAATCGGCCTTATTGTGGGCGCGAGCGGCTCTGGCAAAACCTCGGTGGGGACGGCCCTCGCCAAGGAACTGGGCGGTGGGGAAATATACGATATTTATGCGGGCTGGGATTGCTCCAAGCCCATAGTGGACTGCATAGCCCCTAACGGGGATTTCAACGCCGTAACCTCCGCGCTTTCAAGTGTCGGGCTGGGGGATGTCCCCGCTTGGCTACGGCCCTTTAATGTGTTGTCTAACGGCGAAAAGTTCCGCGCCGGGCTCGCCCGCCTTGTGGTGGAAAGGCCGGAACTGGCGGTGGTGGATGAGTTCACCTCCGTAATAGACAGGCAGATAGCGAAAGTTGGCGCAGCCGCGCTGCAAAAATCGTGGCGTAGGGGCACGGGGAAAATCATCCTCCTATCTTGCCACTATGATATAATTGAGTGGCTTCAGCCGGATTGGGGCTACGATATGAACGAGGCCCGATTCTTTGAACGGGACTGCCTTCAACAACGCCCGCAGCTCAACCTTGAAATATATAAAGTCCACGGAACTGTATTCCCCCGACTCTTTAAGAAGCATTATTATTTAGACCTCCCGATGCCGATAGCGGGCGAGTATTTTGTCGGCGCAATAGACGGCGAGCCCGTCTGCCACCTTGCGGTATGCCCGCAGTTCCAAGCGCACCACTACCGCGCCACGCGGCTGGTTACGATGCCCGAGTGGCAGGGAATAGGCGTGGCTACAAAGTTCCTCGCGGAGGTGTGCCAGATGCACCTTGAGGGGCTGGGGAGATGCGGGCGTAAATACACCACAATCTTCCACACCTCGCACCCGCAACTATGTATGGCCCTGCGGCACTCAAAAAAGTGGCGGCAGGTGTCCGCAGTCCTGTACGGCGGGGACAAAAAGAAAAGCGGCGCAACAATACGGAAAGCCGCTCTCCGCGAGGGGAGAAAGCCAGTAAGTGGGGGGGGGTACGGAGGCCACTTCCGCGCCGTGCAAGGCTTTGAGTACATTGGGCAGGTACGGCAACCACTTCCGAGCGGTACAGGGCTTTGAATATGTAGGACTAAAATTATAGCAAATGAAGGTGCAAATTATTGGGGAAAGGAATTGCCCCGCTTATAAGTTGGCCCTGTGCATTATTTCCGCACGGGGGCATATGGTTGTAGATAGCGCGGACGGCGCAGACCTCGCAGTCGCGCCCCTGCTTACGGAAATACTAACCCCGGAGGAGTTGAGTAAGCCCCGCCTCGGCACTTTGATATTCCACCCGTCCCCGCTACCATACGGGCGTGGGTGCGCCTCTATCAAATGGGCGTACAGGCGGCACGAACCTATCACGGCGGCCACTTGGATGTGGGCCGATGCCGGGATTGACACGGGGGATATTTGCGAGATGGAAATAGTAAAGATAGACCACAACATACGCCCGCGCGACTTCTACGAAGTGGATATGCTACCCGCGCTCGGTAGGACTTTAACCCGCGCCCTTGAGGGGTGCGAGGCGGGTAGGCCGAGGCATATCCCACAGGTGGCGAAATACGCAACTTTTGACAAGGCATAAACGGTATGACGGACGGGAAAGATAACCTCGTTAGTTTGGCAGACCGAACAACGGAGGAGCAACGGGAAATAGCACGGCAGGGCGGTATCGCAAGCGGCAAGGCACGGCGGGAGCGGAAAACCCTCGCCGATACCCTCCGCGTAGTGCTGGAGGAAAAGGCAAACGATGCGGGGCTGACACGCCGCGAGGCAATCGTGGCAAAGGTGGTGAAACGCCTGTACGATGAGGGGGATATACGCGACTTGAAAATCCTCGCGGATGTGCTGGGAGAGAGCGAGCAGACAATCAACCTCAAAGGCGTTGCGCCAATCGTGGCAAAGGACGCGGAAGATGCGGCGAAGATACAGGGCTTGCTGGATAGTGTCGCGGCAAGGAAGAACGGCGGGAAATGATTGAGAGCAAGACACGGGTATATTATGCGCTGCGGGATGCGCTGGCAGACCCGTCCGTGCGTTATGTGGATAACGCGGGCGGTACGCGAAGCGGCAAGACTTTCAGCACCCTGCAAGTCCTGTGCGAGATAGCGAAAGGCTCGCGGGACTTGCTGATTTCCGTAGTCAGCGAAACGATGCCGCACCTCAAGCGCGGTGCTATCCGTGATTTCAAGGCCATCCTCGCGGATGAGTGGGATGACAATGCGTGGAACAAAAGCGAGAGCATCTACACCTTTCCAAGCGGCAGCATCATAGAGTTCTTCTCCGCAGACCAGCCGGGAAAGGTACACGGCCCTGCCCGTGATATTCTGTTCATAAACGAGGCCAACCACCTTGACTATGACACGGCGCGGCAGCTCCTTGTCCGTACCCGTCTTTTCGCAATCTTTGACTATAATCCTACGCACACCTTCTGGGTACACGAAAACATAGCACCCCGCGAGAATTGCCGCAGCATCCACTCCACCTACAAAGACAATGACTACCTAACGGCGGAACAGGTCGCGGAGATTGAGAGCAACAAGAACGATGCTAACTGGTGGCGCGTATATGGCGAGGGCAAGGTCGGCCAGTTGGAGGGGCTGATATTCCCCGACTTTGAACTCTGCGACACGATGCCCGATGCGGCAGGGCTGCGGGAGGTGTACGGAATGGACTTTGGCTTTACTAATGACCCCAGCACCCTAATCCGCATCCTTTTGGATACGGGCAGAAAGGAGGCGTGGCTGGATGAGATATTCTACAAGCGCGGTATGCTGAATAGTGATATGGCGCGGGAAATGGAGGCGGCGGGAGTGCCGAAGCGCAGCACGATGATATTCGCGGACTGCGCCGAGCCGAAAACAATCGCGGATCTGGCTGGCTACGGGTGGAATATCCTGCCGTGCTACAAAGCCACGCGGAAAGCGGAGCAACTGCAAATGATGCGCGGCTACCGCTTGCATATAACGAAGCGCAGCATAGATACGATAAAAGAAGCCCGCGCCTATTGCTGGATGCAGGACAAGGACGGCAAGTGGCTGAACGAGCCGCAGCCTTTCGGCGACCACGCAATGGATGCAGCCCGCTACGGGATGATTACCTACCTAACGCAGTACGCAACGGCAGGGCAATATACCTTTGGATTTGGATATTAGGATATGATAACAAGTTACGAACAAATGCCCGTAGGGGTATATGAGCGGATAATGGCCGCGCTGGAGGATAGCGGGGCGAGTGATAATGACAAGCAA